AAGGGAAGTCGTTGGAACAACTATCAGAATATTTTGTTGTCTCTCAACGTAATATCTCACAACAGAATATATCATCAACGACTTTCCAGAAGCAGTTGGAGATATCAATAATTTTCGATTATGTCGCAAGGCGTCGTATACTCCCTCGACTTGGTAGTCGCGTGGGGCGTGTCTACTGATTGCAGTCATATAATCTTTCACACCTTCCTTTGAGATGTTCTCATTGATCTCAAAAGGAAGACCATAGAACTTATTGTCTGCAAATTCGTATGTATATTCGTGATCTTCGCAGAATCTAATAATTCTGTCTAAGAGTCCAATATAAATCTCTCTTGTATCTACATTAAACAAATATATACGACCATCCCACCATTTATTTTTATAAGATGGGGAAAACTTAGCATTTGGAACCTCAAATTGAAATGCGTCTCTTAATTCATAATAGATATGAGGTTCTGCTTGAATAGTTAAATACACCTCATTCTTTTTTGATATAATCAAATGTGACATTCATATAATATCAGTTATAGGTATTTATTGGCAATAAAAAAGAGGCATTTCTGCCTCCCCAATTAATTATATCCAGCAGTAAATCTCATAAACTCAATAGCATTTTTTATTTGATAAGTTCTATTAGAAACTGTCTTAATAATTTCTTCTAAGAACTTAAGCATAATATCATAATATTTTATCTTCAAATCAATTTTAGAAAGTCTTTCATCGGCACTCATATACCTCTCTATTGCGTCCTTCTCCCTCACCTTATACGGAAATGGGTCCTCTACGTAGACCTCTGCTGGTGCCTTTCCTGTGTAGTAGTTGTAGCGTTCTAGACGCACTCTATTATAGGTTTCTCGTGCCTTCTCACGAAGAAGAGTAATTGTATTGTAGATGGTATAGTATTTGGAATGTAGTTGAGGAATTTTTAGTGATTCATCGTGTAGGTTGTCTGGATCGATGACAGAATCTCTCTGCCACATCTCCTGAATTTCATCAAGATTCATAGAGGTTGGTTATTGGTTCCTAGGATATTATAGACAGTATACTTGAAAGATACCTCTGCTGTAAAGTACTGAATATCTGTAAGTGTAGAATCAAAATCAAGTGAAGATAAGGAAACGGGAAATAAGTCTTTAAACTTTACAACAGCATTATCTTTATAGTTACTATTTAAAATGTGCAATGTCCCATCACTAAAAGCATCTTTTGGATCCCTAATTCCATTCTCAATAATTAAATCTGCATATTGTCCTGTTGTTTCTGGATATCCAAGACCAGTTAACCAATTATGAATTGCCATATAGTTTTCTAAATTTTCATCAACAAGAAATCTTAAATTCAAATCTCCATAAGAAAGTTTTTCACCAGGAACATCTAGATCTTTAAGATACGATGGTTGAATATTGGTTTGCAAAGTAATCTCTGGTATTCTTGTAGAATTGCAAAAAAATACTACCTTTGGTTCTTTTGCTAAACTAAACTTAAATCCAACCGGAGATAAGAAGTTTCTATTTTGTATTTGATTTGCTAATGAAGATGCCATCACTTAATCCTCTTATTTTGTTGGTTTAGTTTTTGTAGATACTGTAGGTGCAGGTGAATTTCTAACGTAAACTTTCTGTTTACCAAACTCTTGTGAAGTAATGTTTGGTTTACCCGAAACATCTGCTGCAGTTTGTCTTGCAAGATCAAAACTTGTTGATTTATTATAATCACCAGCGGCACCAAAGTTTCCAGTATCTGAAACCTTAGTAGTTGCCACAGGAGCCTTTGTTCCTGGTGCCCTAGTCATTTGCAAATTTGTCCCAAATGGTATAGATGGTTTGGAACTGGTTTTGGAAGCATAAGGAACCGCAACCAGTTTTGCTTTATCGTGAAACTTATCTCCACTTGCAGTTAATGGTCCTGGAGTATCTGCCTTACTGTAGGAACTTACATTAACTGGTTTCCAACCATATCTACTTTGCTCTGCATCACTATGTGCTCTTTGCGTAAACTTCCCAGTAGATTTATCAAGAGATCCTGGTTGATAGTTTTTATATGCAAGAACTTCACTAGAAGATTTTGGTTTATTAGATTTTGCAACTAAATTCAAATTCTCTATAATATTTGCATCTCTACAAAATTCCCTATAAGATTTCATTTATCTGAGGTTTTTTAGTATTTAGATAAAAAAAGACCCCCCTTGCGGGAGGTCTGAGAAGATATGTGAACCGAGATCACATTAGGTTGTCAACACGAACTCTTCTGTAGTAACGATTAGAGTTCATCTGGATGCGACCTGCACCAGCAGTAGTTCCTTCAGCGAATGGGTTAGCAACAATACCATATCTGGTCTTGAAGCCAATCTTGGGCTGGAAGGTGTCCTGACCAACGGCACGAACCATTTGGAGAGGAACATATGGGCAGTAGAATAAACCAGCATCATAAGGGGAAGAACCCTTATAACCAACAACGTAGTATTGGTTAGAAGCAACGTTTGCCGAATAAGGATCGATATAAACACGATACTTACCTTGGAGGATACCAGCAAAAGTATTGCCAGTGTCATCAACGTTGAGGTTAGCGTTAAGAGCTGGGGTGTAATCAAGAACACCTGCCATGGTGAGTGCCGAAGCAACGTCTGCCGAGCAGAGGATCATGTTACCCTTTCCTCTACGAGTTCTTTGTGCGATTGCGTTAGCATCACGCTCGATTTGGAAGATAAGTCCTTTGAACTTCTCAACTGACCAACGACCGTTGGAGTCAACGTCAAGGTCAAAAGTACCAGCGGTAGCAACGTTTGCTTGAGCACCAGACTCAGCAACGCCATAGATGGTACGGATAACTTCACGGTTGATTTCGGCAAGAATCTCTGTTGAGAGAATGTTTGCCAACTCAGCTTCTGCATTCAGACCGTGGATTGCCTTGAGGTCTTGAGCGAGTTCGAGTGAATACTCAGCTTTCAGAGCACGTGACTTCGCAGTAACGGTGACTTTCTCAATTGAGAATGCCATTTCGTTGAAGTAGTCACCAGCACCTTGACCAAGGTTTTCTGCATCATCAGTTCTCATGCCCTGACCTACGTTGTAGGTAGTTGCAGTTTGACCCGACTCAGGATTTAGAAGACCTGGGTTTGAATTACGTTGAGTAGTAGTACCAAGACCAACAGAACCACTGGTGAATCCGTTAGTAAGATTGAATCCGCTGTCCTGACCAGAGAATGCTGAATCTGCTTCGTTGAACAGAGATTCAGTGCCGGTTTGGTTGTTGTATCTTGAACGCATTGCGAAGATGAGTCCAGTAGGACCGTTCATTGGTTGAACGCCTGCGAGGTCATAAGCGACCAAGTTAGGCATTGCGCGTCTGATCAAGGAGATCAAAACAGGGTCGAAACCTTGCATAGCGCCAGTGCTGCTACCACTAAGACCAGTGCCAGATGCAGTGCTGGTGCTAGTGAAGTTGGTTGGAGCTTCTGAAAGGAAAGTGTGCTCTTCACGGAGCTCTCTTTCTTGGTTTTCGAGCAGGATAGCGGTTACTGATCTGCGATGTGAATCTTGGATCGGATCCATTCCTTGATAATCAAGGATTGGTGCCCACTTCTCCTGCAATTGTTCCGCATTGAACATTTGCATTTGATTTTACCTCTTTAAAAATTGTTGTTGTTTGAGTGTTTATAATCTAAAAATCACTTTTTAGAAACTCTACTCAGAGTTTGTAAATATGCTCCCATAATTCCAGAAACTTCTGGTTGTTGGAGTTGCACATCTGTGCTTTCAGATAAATTCTCTGAGTAATCTCTTTGAGCACTAGTACCTCTAGATGGGAAATAAGATTCCCTTAAAGTTGCCAGTTTCTCACGATATTCTGCTTCACTTTCAAACTCAACATTTTCAGCGAGAGAAGCGAGTTTGTCCTTCTGAGAAAGTGCAAGACCCTCAGCGACATCTGCAAAAATTACATCAGCAACCGACTCTGCTAATCTTCTATTCAGAGCAACATTTCTTTGAATTTGCTCGTTGAGTTTTGACTCCATTTCATCTAGTTTATCTACCATACTCTCGATTACATCATATCTATCTTCAGGGATTGAAACATAATGATCTTCAAAAAGACCCTTCATTCCAGCAAGGAATGATTCGGTCATTTCGGTCTTAAGACCGTGCTCAACTGCGAGTGCATTCTCTTGAATCCACTCGTCAGCAACATACTCAAGATAAGCATCAACACGGTCAGTAAGACCTTCTTTGATTGCTTCGATTTCTTCTACAAGTGCAACTTCATATGCTGCCTGTAGATCTTCTTTAATTTCAGCAACCTTAGATTTGATTGCTGCCTCAAAGATGGTGCGTGCTTTCTCTTGGAATTCCTCAGAAAGCTCCTCACCTGAAAGGAGAGCATTGACATCTTCTTCGATATCATACTCTTCCTTCATTCCACAATCATCTTCATCTTCTTCTTTATCCTCATCTTTCTCATCATCTTCACCCTTTTTCTTCTTCTTTTTCTTGGGTGCGTCTTCTTCCTCATCATCTTCTTCTTTAGCCGCTTCGAGGATTTCTTCTTCTTCTAGAACTTCCTCGTCGGTTTCAACTTCTTCCTTTGCAACACACTTCATTTCTTCTGCTGCAGCAGCTTTTGCATTAACAACATTCTTGACTTGTGCAAGAGTTGCTCCAGGAGTGTTAAGTTTTGCGGAATCATCGTCTGGGCGATAATTATCTGGAGTAGGACCACCCAAATCTTCCCAACCTCCAGTTTGCCCAGGAGCAATACCCGTGGACAACTTTTGCATTGGTTCAGATTGTGCAGCGCCTTTGGTTACTACGTTTTCCATTTCTTGTAAATTGCTACCAACGGACATTTGTTTGATTGTGTTATAATCTATATTTATTTATAATTTAAAGATTTGAAAGAAAATCTTGGAACAATTCAACTTTATGTTCCTGAAGTGTTCTTTCATCAACTAATGTATTAATTCTACGTTGAGTTTGTTCGGCAATCTTTTCACGAAGGATTCCGCCTTCCCAAACCCACTCCTTACCTTCCATAATTCCCTGAACAAAAGCATCAGGAGCGGAAGGATCGGCAACAATATCAGCAGCAGTTGCTAACATGAAATCTTCGCCAACAATTTTATGACCTTCATTGGTCATACGAAGAGAACCAACACCACGAGAAGAAACACCAAGGCAAACACCCTCACCAATGAGAGATTTTGCAATCTTACCCATTGGTGTTTCAAGAAGTTGTGCCTTACCAATGAAATTGCATCCTTTTTGTTCGAGGGAAACAATTTTATGAGAAACACGATCAAGATTGACGGTAGGTCCATCAGGATGACCGAGTTCTCCAAGAGCACGACCTTTGCAAATAAATGATTCATTATATCTTGCTACTTCACGAGCAAGAGTTTGCATTGGATACATTCTGCCATTACGATTGCAGATATCACCTTGAAGGAAAACTCCTTCAATGAACATTTTCTTTTGAGTACCTCTTCCCTCGGTGATGAACTTAACCTGGGATACTTCTTCTGTGATGAGTTTCATTTTAGTTTGTGAATGCTACTTGATTTGCTTTAATTGCACTGTTTGTCCAAATAACATCTGTTGGAAGTTTTTGTAAAAATTCAACAGAGTATTGGGGAATAGTGAAAAAATTAGTCGTTGCTGCTCCCACTCTTGTATTGATTCCAACGGTAATAGAACCGCTGGTTGCATTACATAAACGAACACAAGTTGCAGAACTAATACTTGTTGCTGCACCAGATGAAGTTCCTGTTGTTTCTTCAGTAAGAATAATCTTAGTAATTTGCATTATTCTTGATCCTCTGAGGTGTCTTCAGTTTCATCAAACATTGTTGAAGATACTAAAGGTCTTGCAGTCTCAATTCTCTCCGCAGCTTTAGCAAATAAAACTTGTTTAATTTTATCGCTAACATCTGAGGCTGAAGAATCTGTTGCAATCAAATCGATGATTTCTTCCATAAAATTAGGTATATGTCTATCTTCTATTTATATTTCAGCTTTCTTGGCATCTTTTTGCATATCAGCATCAGATTGTTGGTCAATCGTTGGTTCTTGTGGAATTTGTCCCATATCCATACCATTTTGACCCATTCCTTCCGTTCCATATCCAGTTCCTTCTGGTGCTGCTGGAGGAAGTGGTTGACCTGTAATCGGATCAATCGTAGATGGATCTGGTAAAGTGCCATCTTTAATCTCTTTTTCAATCTGTTCATCAATCTCAATAATTTCAGAATCAGTTTGACGAAGAATTCTTTTGCGAACATATTCTTGAGAAAAATATTTTCCAATATATGGTTCAATAGTTGCAAGAGTTGCTAATCTTCCATTTACTAGTTCAGATTCTTTTAGTTCTGCAAACTGATTATCATAAAGAAAATCATATTGTATATGGTCCGACATCATATCCCAGTCTTCTGGAGAAATAATATTCTTCAAAATAAGTTGAGTACGAAGCATATCATTAAACATTTGAGAAAATCTTTTCCTCAAACGTCCAACAAATTTTGAAAACTTAAGTTCATCCCTAAGAATTTCGGAAGAACGACCTAAATTGAATCCACCATCGGAAGCAATTCTAGATTCTGGAACTCCAAGTGCTCTGTAAAGTTTCTTTTGGAAATATTCAATATCAGCAAGTTCTCCAAGATTCTGTCCTCCCGGAAGAGTGGTAATTTCTGTGCCACGACCACCTTCTCTACGTGGAAGCCAGAAATCCTCTAGCATCGACATAAACTTGCGATCATCACGTACTTCACCAGTGTTTGCATCATATACAAGTTTATTGCGATAACGGTTCATAACCTCTTTAAGGTATTGCTCCGCCTTTACCTTGGGTAGATTACCTACATCAATGTAAAAAATACGTCGTTCTGGTGCTCTCGATAATCTATAGATAACCAAAGAATCTTCAATCATTCTAAGTTGATTGAGTGCTTTAATTGCTTTATGGAGATATGAGAGTATAGTTCCTTTATTTCTATCGACTAGTCCAGAAGTGCAATAAGAAATGGAATCCTTTGCTATCTTAATTGCCTTTTGTCCACCTGCACCAGATATCATCCCTGTTGGATAATTTGGAGTTGGTGTGTACATAAAATACTCATCAATCTCAACATTTATAGATTTCTCATTTTGATGAATAGTGTTGAGTGTGACTAAATCTTTTTTGGAAGGTTTCTTCTCTTGGCGAATATATCGCATCTTCATCGGATCAATATACCTCAATTCTTGAATTCCAAATTGAGGATTTTTGGTATCAATAACTTTCAAATAATAAACTCTTCCATCAATATACCAGTTTCTAAAAATCTCATGGCACTTTCTGTCAAAGTCCATGATTTCTTTTATATATTTAAATTCGTTTCTAATAACTTTTTTTAAACTATCGCTTGCGTTAAGATTGGATAGTTCGATTTCTACTGGAGAATCATATAAATCACTTACCAATGCCTCATTTACAACATCCTCAATGGCACCATCACACTCTGGATGAATTGCCATTTCACGATATCTCTTAATCAGATCGTGTTCTGTGCGATATACTCCCTCAATGTCAACATATTGTCCATAAAAACCACTAGCAATATAGTTATCAACCCCGTCGTCATTGTTAGGTGGGACGGGGGATACTATTGATGGTGATTTTTTTGGTTCGTCAATAGAAAACCCAAAAAGTTTTGCCATAGTATAATCTGTGAACTCTTGTTATATTCTATTTAGTTGATGTCTTGACCACCTGCATTAGCAGCATTTCCTTTAACTGCTTCCCACCATTGAACTTGAAGTTCTACGGTAAATTCTTGAATACCTTGAGAATCATATGAAAGATCGATTGGTGCAACCTGAGTTGGGAATACATCATAGAAATGATATGCTCTCAAAGTTTCTCCAGTACGATCAAGTTGGTAAACGTATGCGTCTGCCTGATATGATGCTGGGTTTGTTAAACCAGTGTTATCAGAAACTCTATTGATTTTATTCATCCAGTTCTCAAATGCGGAACGGATTGCAAAATCAGTATCATTAATAACAGTTACGGTCCAAGAATCAAAGGTTCTATCTCCAGCAATTTTTAGAACTCTTCCTCTAAAAGGAACTTCGATCTGAGCAACGTTGGAAGCGGGAAGATTTGCACCTTTTACCAAAAACCTTGCTTTATCAAGAACTGCAGCATCTGCCTGAGCAGCATCTGGAAATGAAAGTACAACCTCAAAGAGGTTTGAGCGAGCACCACCACCAGTAAGCTTACTCTTGAAGTCGGTAATCTTTCTTAAAGGGGGTGGATTTAGTTGATTTCTAGTTGCCATAGTTGTTTAAACCTCTAAGTTAATTAAACTGATCCGATTACTTCTTCAAAAGCAACACCAGTTCTGGTGGCAATGAAGGTTAGACCGATGAAGTTGATCGATCTTGCAGGTTTAATGTAAATATCAGCAACAAATTCGTTACTGTCAATAACTGCAGCGGTATTGTTTGTTTCATCGCAAATAACAACATAATCAAAAATACCCCTCTTAGATTGAACATCGCGGAGGAATGGTTCAATGATATTTACAAAGTTAGTTCTTGTGATCTCATCGTTGAACTCGAAAAGTTGATCCTTTGCCGCAAAACTGATAGCATCTTCAAGATAGATGAACAAACGTCTAACGTTTATTCTATCAAATGCTGAAGATTTGCCATAACCAGTCTTATCACCAAACAGAATAATACCAGATCCTGGTGAGAAAATTACTGGGTTAATTCTATTCGAATATAATTTATCTCTTTGAACTCTACCTGGATTGTATGCAAGTTTAACCGCATTTAAGATAGCACCCCTAGAGGTTCCTGCTGGTGAGAACCATGGGAATTGGTTGATATCATTTCTAGCGCAGGTTCCTGCAATGTCACCATTCAATGGAACATATCTAAATGTATCATTGAATCTATCGTACATATACTTATAACCACTATCAAAAACTCCATAAGTTGTTGATGTGATAGGAGCAAAGAAACTGATTACATTATTTGTAATCGTGTCAATGTTATTAACTGTTACCGTTCCAACCGATGAATCATTTATGAATGCCTGTCTGTATGGAGAAACAAATGCGATTGCATCTTTTCTTGTTTCGGCAACAGCAATTACTTTATTTGCAAGTGCTTGAGCTGTTTCTTTTGGATAGTTGGCAGATCCCATTAGGATGAAATCAACAACATAACTTTCTGTATTTTCAAATAGTGTATAACCAGTGATGATATCATCAAGACCTGAGGATAATGCCCCAGAAGTTGTTAGATTTGTTCCACCATCATAGTTTTTGCCACCAGATAGTGTATAAGTATTTGATCCAGAAGAATTGAAGATTACATTATCTGCATTTTGATCCCATCCACCATCTGCTGTGAGAGTAAAAGTGGCATTTCCAGCGGCACTAAATCCAGTTGTTACAACACCAACAGGTTGAGAACCTCCAAAAATAAACTGAGAGTTAGTTGCTAGATACTTTCTCCAGTATGAAGGACTTCCTACAGAATACTCCCCATCCTTTGCCTTAGATAGTGAAAGGTGCTTCTCTAGAATTGTTCCAGCATTTCCAGTAACAGTTCCTTTATCATCAATCAGAACAACGTGAACTTCATCAAATCTGGATCCTCTAGATGCAGCATATGTTGAAGTTGATGGTCTATTTGCAATAGAATCCCATTCAATTGTTCCTGTAGTTAAAGTAATATACTGCTCTTCAAACCAATCAAGTTGTCCAGTATATGATCTTGTAGTAAATGCAGTTCCAACTCCATTAGTGTGAATTGCAACGTTTCCAGTATTTGAAAGTGTATAAACACCAGATGGTTGATAATCAACTGCTGTTACAGTTCCTGCTGTGGAAACGTGACTTACTATCTTTGCTCCGAGTCTACCAGATCCAATCTCAGTAATAACTCCTTTAAAGTATCCACCAATTACTGAAGTTGATCCAGCACCTGGAAGAACGGTTCCTGTTGGAACTGCTTGAGTAAATCCATATCCAACTAAAACACTAGATGTGCTAACACCAGTGATAATCTGGTCTGCCTTAGCATCAATAATAGCAACTTTAATATCATTTGCCCAAGAACCAGGATTGCTTGCGGCAAATGTTACATTCGTGATGGTATTTTCATCATATCCTAACTGGTTATAATGCTCTTCACTCTTAATTTTGATGCTTGATGCTGCTCCAACAAATGCGTTCTTAAGTGAATCGTCATCTGCTCTAACTACTCTCAATGTTCCACCATATGCAAGATATGATGAAGCCACCATCCAATGCTCATAATGTTTATCTGTCGAGTATGGTTGTCCAAAAGTTTTATAAAGATCATCCTCATTTTCAATGAGTTGGGGGTAGTCGACTGGTCCCTTTGCAAAAGGTGCTACAATCGCGCCAATTGAACCAGAAGCTGGATCAACTCTACCAATAGTTAAATCAACCTCTCTTACTACAATTCCAGGAGATGCTAAATTAAGCGGCATCTTTATTCTCCCCTACAAGGCCAATGTATTCTAGAAATATTTATAAATTACCTGTATTACAAATAGTCCCACATATATGAGCGATCACCATACTCGTCCAAATGCCAACGATCTCCTGAATGATCTACAAAACTTGTCATTTCATCAATACCATCAGAGATAAATCCAAATGGAGCCATATCTTGGTCAATTTGATTCTTTTGTTCCTCATAAATTCTCTTACGAACATCGTTATCCGTCATTTCCTTAAAGTAGTCTTGTGCGACTAACCAAGAGAATATAACCAGGCACATTGCAAGGTCATCGTTACAACCTTCCTCTGCCTCAAATGAATTGCCCCTTTGAGCGAATGTTGTGAGTTCTGCGATGATATCATAATCACATACAAGTAATTTATCATCCTCCAATAATGTCTTTAAATTGGAGCATCCTAATTTTTTAACTGCCGCAGTTGTTCTGACTCCAAGTTGGGACTTCTTACCAGAAAAACCAGAACCCACAATCTGCCCTGCACGACCTCTCATCGCACACATCAGCACATTATCATACTCAAGATCATATTGTAGAATGCTCGCAACCTGGTCACCAATATCATTGACTTCAACCAATAACCAGGCATCATTATAACCCTTTGCCACTTGGTGAATGACACTTGGGAACATCATTGGTTTAATTTCATTATTTCTATACTTTGCTACAATCTTGTATGGAAAGTTTGTAATATCAAAAACAATAAATGCCGAGTAATCATTACCAATTCCCCTTGCCACGTCAACGGTGATTAGATAGTTATTTTCTTCCTTTGCTTCTTCATAAACATCCAATCCTGCATTTTTCTTGATTGGGTCTTCATATACAAGATTTCTAAGTTTTGCTGGATTGATGAGTGTATTTACAGAACCTAAAAATTCGCACTCAAACTCAACCTTAAACTGCTGTTCGCTAGTATTATCAATCGTCTGCTGCTTCCATTTTTCATCTCTACCTGGAACCTCTGACCAATGAACATCTGTTGGAACATAACTATTTTTACCCCGTTCAGCATCGTGCCACATACGGTAGAAGTGATTCATACCACGTGGGGTAGAAACAATAATTACCTTCGTGCTTTGACCAGAAGAAATTGTAGGATAAACCGATGCAAAGAAGTCATCAGCGATGTGATTTGGAATGAATGCAAATTCGTCCAAGAAAATGATGTTGTATGAACCACCACGAACGGCAGATGATGATGTGGAGTTTGATGATATTTTAGAACCATTCTCAAGTTCCAAAGAACCTTTGTTCCAGGATATCACACCCTGCTGCATCCACTTGGGTAAGTTCTCATAAGCAAGTTGCAATCTATTGAGAAGATCTCTTGCCGTGGATGCCTTGTTTGCCAGAATAGCAATATTTACATTATCATTAAAGACTGCATAATGTAATAGGTATGATACACAAGTTGTAGATTTACCTGTCTGACGAGGCATCTTGCAGATATTGAATCTGTGCTCGTGGAAATTACTAATTAACTTCTCTTGGAACGGATACATTCTAAAAGGTTGTAGTCCGTGATCAAGAGTAACAATCTTAATATAATTTCGTGCAAAATATACTGGATCTTCCTTACACTTTAAGAACTCATAGATTTGTTCTTCCGTAAACTCAATCTGGGTATTTGCCCTTTTCAGGTTTGGGTTACCTAAGTAAATATTATCAGCCATAATTTTTACCAGTTTTTAATAACATTCATAGAAGTAATTATTACTATTTACGATAATTCCTTACAAGTAAAAGCAAACCAAATATCCAATTTTGTTGCATTATCAACTCTTCTTATACAAAGAGTGAGCATATTTGGAGTTGCTCCTCCATATAAAGTTGACGGGCCCTCA